CGAAACAGCAGAAGTATCTGTGAGGTATTGATTGGTAGTATATGCACCATTTGCCACCTTGGCGAAGTCCTCAAAGTATTCCACCTGTGCGCCACTGACATTAAATTCTTTCGTCTGTGACTGAGTCATAGTGACTGTCAACTCGGTGGAGGATGGAACACTTGCCACTTGATAACAATCGTTTGGATTATACTCCCAATTTCCCAATCGTGTAAGCGTGACAAAGTCACCGACTAATCGATTATGATTGGACTCAGTGGTAACTGTTATTGTCTGCCCTGACTGAGTTGCTTCCGAAATCTGCACTCGGTTTAGAACAGGACTCGCGGATAGGGTGGTCTTGCGAGTTCTAAATATAAACATCTTATCAAAGCCCTGGGTCATTCCACATGGTGCATCCACAGTCTCCCCACCTTGCTCGTATCGGCACTTATATAGCTTTGAATCTTTAAGCCTAATGATTATGCAAAGATTATTCGATGCTGAGAAAATAAAGTCATCATTCTCTGAGGTAGCATCGGAGAAGACTGCTGATCCATAAACTGCATTTACCGCATCATCGTTGAGGGTAAAGTTTTCTGTCGTGGATGCGACTGATGTATCTCCGACATTTGGACTCTTAACAGTGAAAGTAACATCTGCCGCTGGGTCGTCAAAAGTTATTGTTTTGGCAGATGTGTTAATTGCTGTGATTGTATGGCTGCCATTTATTGATGCATCAATGTCATCCACATGAACTGTCCCTCCGACCACAAACTCTGAGGCAGGCGTGTCTTGAAGGGTAAGAGTTACGACATTCGTAGCCCTAGATGCCGCAGTAACCACATAGTTAATAGTCGTTGTGATGGAATTACCCATCGATGCGACTGATGTTCTACCAAGGGGATTGTACGAAATCCAAGGCTGATCCATGTCAGACCAATCAATATCTATATCGTTCCATCTCTGTGATGAGCCTACTGTATTAAATACCTCATTAGCACCTGACGATGCATAGGTGATTGTGCGAGTATTGAAGTTTACCGAGGCTAAAGCAAATGTGCCATTCGGATCATCTCCTGTGAAGTTTAACCCATCAATCGTGATATTATCCCCAACGATGAAAGACAGGCTAGGAGTTTCGTCCAAGACTGCGGTGACTACATTGGATGACCGAGATGCGGATAAAATGATGTAGGGTAAACGGATCGCATCCTCACCTGTGGTAATCGACCCAAAGAGAGTCGATAAACCTTTGCGTGGTTGCCAAGTACCATCGTCATTCATACGACCATTCTTGGACAGGGCTACCTCACCGGGTTTTAACTGATTAGGTCGCAAGCGATTATTCATCCGCAGAAAGAAAGTATCACCTTCTGTCACGAATGGATCGTCTAGTTTGCCGTATGATCTGTATCTGCTCACTTCTTTATCTCCTGCCACAGTTTCAGGGACATATAAACCAAGGTCACTAAGCCCACTGCAATTCCGATCACCGAGTCAAATGCAGACAGGCCGAAGGTGGCCGCTGTGCCTGACATTCCTAAGACTGACACTCGATCAATCATTATTTAAATAGGCAGTCGAGTACGATGATTCCGATTATTAAAGCTACAAATACAGTAATCATTTTACCTCGCGTTGGGAGTGTTTCGAATTTCTTTTTTAGTAGAATTAAGTTTTTCATTTCTGATCGGAAGGTCGAGGGAAGGGAGGTCGAGTGGTGGATCGAGTGACTTCTGTTTTGGCACATCTCTTTGCCACAAAAATAGGGATTGCCAGGTAACATCCTAGAAGCACTGCCGCTCCTATTAGGATTCTTTTTATGTAGGAAGTAAATTCAGCGAATCCGCTCTGATGCTCGGCCATTCCCTGGGCTACCAGGGCAGATACATCGCCATGAGTCAAAGCCTCAATCGTTTCCTCGGCCTCTACGAGTGCATCTGCATTTTTTAAGGCTTCTCCGCTTACAGCACCTATGCCAGCACCGAGTGCCGCACCTCCTGGTCCCGCAAGAGATCCTGCACCTCCTCCGGCAATAGCTCCTAATGTCGGATATGTCGAACGAAGCGAACATCCCGCCAATAAGGTAAGTGCCAAGAGTGCATAGATCATCAATGCAAAGCTACCCATTGATTATTAGCGTATCCGTAAAATGCATTTGCTTGTGTATCGTATACAATCTCGCCATCAGTTGCGGAAATAGCATTTCTCTGCGCAGTATTCATCCTCGGCAGAACTACCCCACCTGTGGTGGAAGAAACTTCGAGGGGTGCGGAGGGGGAGACTGTATTAATACCGACCCTTCCGGGGCCACCTGTAGTGCTGGGAGCGTAGACTACGAAGTGGGGGGTATAGTTATTATTAGCTATATTTTGTGTGTCTGCGTGTAAGACTATGCCATCGGCATTAGAAAATATTACACCATAATCTTTATTAGCAGGTGGCTGTGTACCGGGAGCTAACCTTAAATACAAACTAGGTTGCATATTCCACGCTCCAGCAAGATCTTTCCTACTTATAGTATTTCTATTCGAAGATGAGATGCTACTATCAGCAACAATATTACCAAAGACATCTAATTTAGCTGTAGTACCCGTAGTACCAATCGCGACATTTCCGGAGGAGTCGATTCGCATAGCTTCAGTCGAATTAGTGCGGATTGCTAACTCATTGGGGGCAGGTGCGTGAATTGCCACCGCTGAACTGCTTGACCCTGTTCCATCGAGAGCATACTCGTCTGCAACCACATTACCATTTACATCTAATTCCGCACTCGGTGATGTTGTCCCCACCCCTACCTTTGATTCAGATATGGATAGGGCTGAAGGTGTGCCTTCCCCATCCGATACATACTTGGCATTGCTATCTACTCCATTCGTGTAATCGCCTACTTGGAGTAAGCCCTTGTAGGTATCGGCGGGTGTTTGGTTTTGTAAGTCGCTCATAATTTATTAAGGATTCGCGTCAGGGTCAAACTTAGCTAAGAGTGACGCTCACAACAGTAGCATCAGAAGCACCCGCATCGGTAAGTGCGATGTACAGCTTGCTGTCTGCGGTGTCAAAGAATAGTTCTCCCTTTGTCGCTTCCTTCTTAAACTTTACCGCGCCCGAATCTGATCCATGTTTGATCGCAATGGTAAAGTCCTTCCTGTCTAATTTATTGAGTGCCATGACTACTTAGCTTGCGGTTCCTGCGTTGATGCAAGGTGAGGATGGGCGAAGTCGATAATCGCCGTTTGCGGAGTCTACGAATTGCGGGTCGTCTACAATAATGCTATTTGCTGTGTCAGCGGACTCGCCTATACCGAAATAACAGTTATTGGATTCCGTGAAAGGTGTGGGACTACCTAGTGTTTTATTTGACCCATCTGATAGAAGGATTGAATTCTTAACAGTGAAAGAACCTTGGCTGTTTTTAAGAAAAACTGCCGCTCCTGCTCCTGAGAAAATTAAGGTGCAATTATTTAATGTCAGAGCATGGGTAGTCCCCACTCTATATCCAAAAAATGGGGATGTTAAAGCTTGGGTACAAGTAAATATACAACCTGTAAAAGTAGCGTTCATCGCTCCTGTATTAGAATTATTCCCCGATCCAAATACACTTCTTGTTCCGGAGTTAATATTTAAAAATTCACAACTTTCACAAGTTAGTAATTCTCCATTTGCTATCTCTAGTTCTGAAGCACCATACAGACCGGTTGAGACATTTTGAAACACTAATCCTTTCAAAGAAAACCCAGCAAAACTATCAGACGATCTTCCTAAATCTAATCGCTGTGAACTACCAAATTCTAATATTGCTTGTTTAGAATTTAAAGCTTCATAAGTCACATTGCTTGCTCCTAACGAAAGTGCTGATCCCTGCGTGTAAGTTCCGTCCGTGAAAAGAATCTTACCTCCACTCCCTGCTGCTGTTTCTGCTGTGCCTAGTTGATCGAAATAATAAGGATCAGCGAGTGTTCCTGTGCCTGTACCTGAACCTGGTTTGATGTATACTGTTGCCATAATATTTGTTTGTTAAGTTTTAAGAAATTGTTCCACCTGAGATTAAAAGTGGTGCTGGGTTTGCTCCGATATCCGGAGTGTTAAAACCTTGTCTGATTGGTAATCCGTTCGACCCTAAAGCGTCTGAGTCTCCTGATATAACTGAGTAAGTTCCTGATGTTGTGGTAATTTCAATATCAGGTTCTAATGAATCTTCTGAGACTGACAACCCAACCGTTATTGCAAACTTACCTAACGAGTTTATAATATTTAAAGTTCCGTCAGCATCTGAAGCTAACATCACTGACTTACTCGGATTATCTACTACTAAGAAACTCTGATTGGGAAATGCTCCAATGTGTGGATTGTCTGTGCCTCGTAAATTTTCGTCTGTAATTGAAGCCGCAGGTAAATTCGTTAATTGCGATCCATCTACGGCGGGGAGCTTGGCAGTTCCGTCCAATTGAACCACATTGCTTGCTGAAGTTCCTACATCCTGAGTAGCTGCCGTACCAAGCCCAAGGTTGGTGCGGGCAGTTCCTGCACTAGCAACATCGCTAAGATTATTACTTGCGACTAGATCGCCCTGGGGTGCGGCGGCTACCAGGTTGGCTACCGTTACTTTTTTCGTAGTACCATTTACCGATCCCGTGGTGTCCGAGACATCGGTGATCGGAATGATGTCCGCCACATCGGGTGTTCCGCCCAATGAACCGAGTGATGATATCTTCTTATTTGCCATTTTGTTTTATCTCCTAGTCGAATGCTAAAAATTGCCCGGCCTCTACCTGTAAGAAATCTTGCGCCTCTGTCTGAATAACGCCATCGGGACCAGCAGGTGGAGTTGGTCCAACCTGTGAGTCACCTTCAGTGTCTCCAATGTGAAGTCCTAGACCGAAGTAAGGCATTATTTAAGCCTTGTAGAGGATCGCACTACCACTCGAAAGAGTTATGCTAGTGAATGGTAAATACAAAACCTGACCCTGGCTGAAAGTGATTAAATCACCAACCAAGTCGGACGAATTATCCATTTGTCCCGTAATTGCTCCAACCACTGAATCCTCAGTGAACTGAACTGCGATGAAGTCGCCTGTAGTTGCTCCTGTGCCATTAACATAGACGCAACCATTGGCTCCCATGCTGTTAGATATATTGAATGATGATATGCCCATTTTTTATGATGTGGTTAAAACTGAAATGCCGAACGAGTAGCTCGGATAAGTGTTAAAGGTTATTTTGTTTTGCGATTGCAGGCGTTCTGCCCGATCTATTTCTAATGCGAGATATTCTTCCGCTCTATTCTCTTCCTGCATGGCGGCCTCTGTCTGTCCGTCTCCACGAAGAAAGTCGCTGAGTCCGCCGGCCACCAGGTAGTTAGCTAAAAAGTCAGGCACATTCGATTCCTCTCCTGCATCCTTTCCATAAGTTGGGCGAACTGCGGTCCCGACAATAAAGACAGATGTGACCGAACTGTTTGCCGGTAGAATCAAGTATCCGTCCAGTAGCTTAAAATCTAACAATACCGCCGTGCTGTCTGTGAATGGATTTTTCGTATAAACCTGGTGGATCTCCATGATATTTAAATCATTGTCGATCTGTACTGCCTTGCCTGCTGTGGGATTAGTAGTCGATCCGACTGACTTCTCTACCAGTTTGAGTAGTTCAGGCCATTTGCATCGATGCCAGGCTGTCTGTGCTCGACTGTTTAATGATTCCTTAAAGAAAAATTCATCCACCTGCGTCAAGGTTGGCAGTCCAGCCGCCATCTTGAAGCGTTTTTCGAGAGAATCAAATGTTACTGTTCTTGCCATTATTGAACATTTGCGATGCCTGGACTAACAGGCTTGCCTCCGGCTTGAATGTTGTGCCGGTTAAATTGTGATGGGGAACGATACTGCAAAATATCATTTCGATACTGACGGGATTGTTCCCGTACTAAATCGATTTCCTGCTGAAGGATGATTTCACTATTAGCCTCTTCTGCGATTGCCTTCTCCGTTTGGCCATCCCCACGGAGAAAATTGGCATAGCTTGAATGAACCAGGTACTCGAAAAAGAAGTTTGGTATTTCCTCTGAGTCGCCAGCCTCATCACCATAGTATCCTGAAGTAGCCGATCCCGAGTTTATCTCAGACCTCAAATCTTTACGATAGGTGACAAAAACATTTACTCCGTTTAATATGCTAGGCTCAATGATTTTGACTGATGGATATCCTCCCGAGTCTAACTCGGTTAAGAATGTATATTCATCAGGGTAACGGGTAGTAGTAGGATCTTCTTTATGAATGCGAAAAACAACATTAGCATCGTTGGCCAGCTTGTTGCTTGTTCCGTAAATCCGTAGCCTGTTGGCATCAGATGTCACTATAGCGACACTCTCTCCCATGACTGTAAACTGTGGCCAAGGATATCTCTCATGGGCTATACGAGCCGCACGATTTACGAGATCACGAAGGAAACTAGCATCTGTTGCCTGTAATGCATCAAGTCCGGCCAAGGCTCGGAATCTTGATTTTAACTGCGAATAGGTGGCGGTAGCGTAGTTTGCCATAATATAAAAAAATTAGTGTTTAACCTTGCACTCGGGGTTTGATTTCTCGAAGTCCTTTACAAAGCCTTTGTCTGCCCAGCATCCTGGTCTTTCCTGCTCATGGCGGATGTAAGTGGCTTTATCGACTACCCTTGCGAGTCTAAAGTCGCCTTTGCTTCCTTCTAAGGATTTAGCGGCTTGGCGGGCTTTTGTTTGGCGTTTTGCATATCCTGCTTTTTCACGCTTCACTAATGACTCGTTATGCTTACGGAGGTAGTATGCGATTTCGTCCTGTGACGAACTGCTCTTCCTGCCTCCCCTTACGATAATATTTAGACTCATTTAAATGGAAAAAAGGGAGCCGGTCTAACCCTAAACCGGCTCCCCAAGTAACAACATGATCAATAATAAACCCGAAGAGTTTAAACGATACTTCCTAAGCTTCGTGGATTGCCTACCCGCAATGTACACATCGCCTCAGTGAAAGCTCTTTTTCCGGCTCCATTGTCAGGAAGATCCACAATTGTGATACCTTCAAGGAACTTAAGGGAAACAGTGTCATCGTCAGGAATTAAGTAAGCACGATCTGTGTTTACTGTTCCAAGTGCTGTATCTGTTCCACTTGCTCCTGCATCATTTCGACCCAAAAAGAGGTCTGGGAGAATGGATAATTCTCCAAAATCTGAAATGTAAGTTAAGACACTGTTGACTAAAGTTTTACCACTCAAGTCCTGAGTAAAGGAATAAACAGGATTGTTGGAAACTGCGGCACGGGTGTAGTCAGTAATGGCGTTCATTACTGCTGGACCGGCATACAATTTGTAGGAACCTTTAGCACCACTAGCAGTGTAAACTGCCTGGAGTAATCCGCGAAGAGCAGACTCAGTCAAAGAACCAAGAGATACTCGAGATCCACTTACTGCACGGAATGCTTGTTTAGCACTTGTGTCGAAAGTGTTTCCTGTAGCACTTGGGTCAGACCAAATACCAAGTCCACACATGGTAGAACCAGCAGAACTTGATCCAACAGTCTGATCGTTTCCTGAAGCAATAGCTACTTCGATTGAGCGTTTAAGCTGAATCAAGCTTTTTGCTTTGGAAGCGTTAAATAATCCACCCTGTCCACCAGGAGCGACATCTACCATCTCGGCTTGACGAGAGACAGAAAAGTAGTCGCGAAGTGTTGCCACCCTGTTTCCAAGTCTTGCTCTTGAGTCGATCAAGTTTTGGGCTGTAGAAAGGTCAAGATCGGCTCCGTCGATATTTGAAGCAGCCGAAGCTGGGTCTGCGAGAGAGTCTACTAACCACTCGTTAAGAGTTGCCTTTGGAGCGGCTGATTGTGATAGCGTAGAATATAACGGCGTTTCTGTTGGCTCGACAGATTTCAGATACCCTTCCAAATTAGTTTGTGCACCTTTAGATGCATCTACATTATAGCTTGTTGCGATTGCCATTTTAAGTAATTCCTTATTTTAAGATTTTAAATTTTAGTCCGCTAGAAATGCGGCGAGATCGTTAACCGAGAGTGGTCCTTTCCGATCCAGGATTTTTGCCTTTTCCTTCTGTTTCCGAGTAGTCGAGTTTTCGATTGGCGGGGATGCATCTCCTCCATCGGTTGGAGGTGGAGCCTTACGCTTTTTGACTACCTTCTTGGGAGCCTTGGCGGATTGCTCGCTTTTCAATGCTTCAATGCCTCTGACAAGAGTGGCGGCGATAAAGTCACCATTGGGAAGGTTGTCCAGTACATTGCCGTATTGGTTTCGTAGCTGGTTATAGGTTTCTCTACGGGATTCGGATATATCATCATCTTTCGATGAATCCATCCACGGATGGGTATTGATTGTATCCCTACTCCATTCGCTTTTTTCCCTTAGATAAGCACTCCTCTGAGGAATCTTTTCAGTAAGGTATTCGTCAGCCTGGGTAAGGATATTACGAATATCATCATCGCTATATTCCTTGCCATCGACCTCTACGTAATCCTTGCCAATATGCTGAAGTGCAAACTTCTTGGCCGCTTGTGCTTCCCGCTTCAAATTTTCCAAATCTTCAAACGATTGAATGTTCTCCAATTCGGGTTGAGCCGGTTGCGATTTGCCTCCTGATTGCTTGAGGTTTTGAATCTCACTCTTGAGCGACTCCACTGTTTCTTCTGCTGATTTTGCTCGAGCAGTAAGACGCGAAATCTGTTTCAGAGTTTTCTTGAGAGCCTTTGGAGTTTCCTCCTCTACCTCTTCTTCAACCTCTTCCTCTTCGGTATCTTCTCCCTCATCCTCCTCTTCGTCAGACTCGGTTACAGACTGTGAAAGAACATCTTCTTGGTCGGCCGATGCTTCTGCTTCTTCGGGAGTCTCGGTGACTTCCGCTTTAGCCTCATCCGCCTGTTGAGCCTCCTGATCCGTTTCGACCTGCTCGACAAAACTTGCCGCCAAATCTTCCACCGATAGTGGGCCTCGTACTTGATTGTTTTCTGCTCCCGTGGATTCAGCCGGAGCCTCGCTAATAACTGTTTCTGCCATAATTTCTGCGTTTGTTGTAGAGTTCGCACTCTCTTGCTTGTATCTGCGGAGCAGATATGCTCCACCAGTGACAATTATAGCAGTTTAAAAAGCAGTTTTATCAGGTAACCCGAAAAATTTTCCAATTATCCTTAAATTTCTCATGCTTGGCTTTAGAATCAGGGTTGTGAGGGTACAGTCCGATCCTTTTTGCCCCGTCTAATTCAATGCATGGGATGTTGTAAAAAATGTTTTCATCTTGGACATATGCCACCAATATGTCCACTTTTGTGCAGTCTATCGACTCTTTGCCGGTCGATCCACTCGAGGTCGTAACCATATAACGACCCAATCCACCCCGAGCCTTGTCCTTCGATTTACTCTCAGTCCCTTTTATCTGAATCTTAAATATTTTGCCTGCCGTGTTCATTACCAGGCAATCCTGTGGCAGATAATCGCCCAATGGCACAAAGACCTCCAGTCCATGCTCGAGGGCTTCCGAGAAGAACTTCTGCTCGTAGAGGTTACCCTTCCTCTTCATCATCGTCATCGTCATCGAGCACCATATCGCACTCAAAATCGACAACATCCTCATCCAGCCACTCCTCAATGTCTGACATTACTATCTTTGCCATTTCAGTGTCTTCAATATCAGACTCCTCGATCCAACGATTGAGCAATGCCCTATGCTCGTTTTTAAATTGCTGATGGGGTGTCAGTTTCGGCATTGTCCAACGCCTCCAATATTCGAGTCAGTCCTGCAATCTCACCCGATAGACGGGCAAGCTTCTGCGGATTGTCCACATGGGCATAGTCCTGAAAATCCATCAAGCACATATCCCTCTGTTCTTTAATAAAGTCCTTAATCACTACCCACTCGGTTTGTTCTCCGAGTCCGGCTACTGCATCTCCTAATGTCATTTTTTCCTTCTTACAGGTTTTACTCTTCGTCCCATTCCTACCTTCGATTTCTCAGCCTTCTTTCGTTTCAGTTGGCTTTTACTCATCTCCGATTTCGTCTTGGGTGTTTTACTCGAGACTCTTTTGGTTGGCCGGCAATATTCATTCGACTTGCCCTGTCCGCATGGTTTACCGGTTCGTGTATCTTGCCACTTCTCAGCACTCCATCGTTTCAACGATGTACCCTTGGCAGTCTTACGAACCTGTCCCTTCGACTTCCGGCACTTGGCGATCTGTTGGGACGCACGAGCAGACGGGAATACTTTTACCCGTGCCTTTACTTTCTTATAGCATGCGTCCTTTGGCATCTTACCACTTTTTGCAGGACCAGTATCCTGCTGTTAATTTTGATTTCTTCTGATCGCACTTATGCCTAGCTCGAAAAGATTTACGGGCATCAGGATTAGATTTACGGATCTTCATATTTGCATCTCCGTAACGAATCGTCCTTGTCTTGCCATTCTCCGATGCAAGTACGACAAATTTTTTCTTCCCATATCCAGGTTCACCCTTTCGGATGCGTCTAGGAGAGTTGACCTTAGTCGGTTTACTCACTTTTTCTTCTTCAGCATTTTCTTTTTTGCTGGAGCTGCTTTTTTAACCATTTTGCGAACCATTGGTTTTTTCTTCATTCCTTTTCCGCCTCTCATAATTTATTCCTTTTCTTGATGTGGTTTATGTCAAATTGAGAGTAATTTTTATAGTACCCTCGCTTGTAAATTGTTTTAGATGATTTAACTAAATGCCGAATTGACTGAATAAGAATTAAGGCATACTCAGGAGCACCATTGCCCTCGAACTCTTCGAGAGCATCATCAGCAGGGTGATCAGGATGAAAACCAACTATCCAAGTGCCATTATGATTTTCATTCTGATCATCAATCCATTGATCAAATTCATCTGATGTCATCTTGTCGAACTTGGTCCATGCCACAATGTCTACGGATTCGTCATCAGGGCATTTGTCTTTGATCTCTAAACACTCATTAACATTCTCAATAACATTGAATCGCACATTACCAGTAGCCCATGCCTTTTTTGCATATGGGCAAGGTGGCATCCCATTAAATGTAGAACTAGGAACTTCTAGAACCTTGCTTGACCATTCCCTAATCTCATCTTTGATGAGTTTCATATCTAAGCGGCCATCGATGTACCTGGTACATTGCCGGGGGCTGTCCCTAGCTGGCCAATTAAAGCGTTTCTTTGTTGGGCTTGCTGTTGCTCGAGTTGTCCAGCGTAAATCTGAAGTCGTTTCGCAAAGTTTTCATCTTCCTGCATTCGCCTTTGGATATCTTCGGCGGGAATCTCTTCTGTGCCGGTAAGATATTGCTGGAGGACTTGCATCCGCAGTTGCGAGTTTGCTCCTTGTGGGGCATTGACAACTTGCCCTGAATAGATTTTGGCGAGATCGGCGGATGTTTCTTTGATTTCTTTATCAGTTGCCTCCTGTGCTGGCATGATTAATTGCGATGCTAGATTAGGATCTATAGCTTCCAGTACCTTTCTCAGATAAACATCATAGCGAGCAGTTCCCTGCCTATCGTACTGAGCCATCAGCTTACCAACTGTATCGAGCTTTTCGATCACCTTGGACTCGTCCTGGTTCATCGAGTTCCAGCTAATATTAAAATCATACAACTCAGCAGTTTCATCCAAAATAAGCTGTGCTCCCTGCTCGTTATTCGTAACCCGAAACCAAATCATAGGTCCGCTGTAAGTTCGATCTAAGCACCATACACGCTTCAAAACTTCTTTCCATCCACTGAGCCAGCAGTTAACCAAATGCTGTTTTATTACATTGGCTTCCACCGCATCATCAGGGCCAGTCGCCCGTCCTGTGATACGATTACACAACTGACGGATTTGCATCTCCACTTCCATACTTGCCTGCGAATAACGGGGGATCTCCATGAACCCGACCTCTCCCCTACGGCGTACACCAAGCTGTGCTCCCGGTCCTAAACGCTCGGGTCTTCTGCCGATCTGATATTCCACCGGTGGCATGGTGCTCATCGATGCTCGGTCTCGGCGACTATCGACTTCTGTCTTTACCGCCAACTCATAACTCTTGAGCAGTTCAGGGTATCCGCGAGAGTCCAATAAACGATGGTTTAAATGCTCTCTCGTGATACATACGAACGGATATCTGCCTTCATCATATCCAATCGGTTCATGGAATCCTGCCTCATCCATTTCATCCGTCCAGCAGGTCTTGGTAACCACAGGAACATCATCCTCATCCAACTCCTTGCGATAGGTAGTAACTACCCGAATAAGCCCCTCATAGTGCTGACTGCCATAGCTTGTGCCATAATCATAATGCATGGCCGAGTCGCTGTATCTCTCCTCGTAAAAATCTTTCGCCTTCTCAATCGCTTCATCAATCCACGCTTCATCCCATCCCTCATTTACCTTCTGCTTCAACGCTTCAGGGGAATAATAGTGAATGCAGTGAATGCTCCTGGCGGACTCCAAATCGATCACATTACTGTCCACGATCAGTTCCCTGCCTAACTCATATGCCTTAACCGCCGGACGATTTACGACCACTTTTTCGGTCGGAATTTCGGTCTCACCTGTATTCCGTAACTCGTTAAGCATCTTCTTGACCCTACGCTTTTTAAGCTTCGGGAAGAGGGGATAAAACATCTCCTCGACTCCCTCCTTCATCTCAGGATCTTCTATCGCCATTGCCAGTTCAGGCGATTGCTGGGCAATCTGCTCGAGGCTGATCGGTTCAAACTTCCTCGCCTTCTCCTGCTTCCAGTAAGTGCCGAAAAAGGTTACCCCGTTCTGTAATAAATAATTCGCTCCAATCGATGACTCCCTCATCAGTTCATCCATCGTACCCATACGCCAGCGAAGAAACTCAGTAACAAGCTTGGCCGATGCCACATCCCCACTCTCCACAGGAGCCGCCACCAGGTTAGCCTTGGTCAACGCCTGTGTCAGGGTGGCAACATCGCCATCGATTAATGGATTAATAACATTTGGATCAAGGTCACTTGCCCCTGACCAGGGAAATGCTTCAGGTCCACTCTTCTTCCCGTCACCCGTCTTGCCTGCCCATTCGTTGAAACGAACCTCCCGAGCATCTTCTGCCTTGTCCATCCATGTCGATAAATTCGCTTTTGCCCGCTCAAACTCAAACTTGAGTTCATCCACATCCGGCTTCTCTTCAAAAATCTGTACTTCGTTCTCCATAATTTCTCCTTTAAGATTCTACCATTTTATTTCGTAAATTTATCAGGGCATTTTGTTCAATTCGATGAAGTGTCATCACGGATACACCGATAAAATCCGCTATCTCCTCGAGAGTAAAACTACCAGGTTCCCGCTCCTCCTCCATCGCATCCAATGCCTCGTCCACAACCATCTCCCGAAGCATCAGATCGATCCTCCGTTGCATCTGCTGTTCCGTCTCATGCTTTCCGATACAAATCATCCTCCCCCTCAATTTTTCTCACCAATACCATGCTCTTAGGCGGATGGTTATCGTTTGGCCTCTTTATACACCTCCCGATCCCCTCCTTGTGCTCAAAGTAAATAAGCATCATCCGAACATTCGGGACCATCTTCAATACCCTCGCCTCCTCTATCTCCACTGTCTTCTTTACCTCCTCGAGCGGGACAACCGGCTTGCTATCCTGCTTATATATCCGCTGGACAGTCGATCTCGCACATCCCGCCAACTCCGCCACCTTCGGCCAACTCATGCCCGAGTTCCTAGCCATCACGATCTGTTGCCTGACTGCCTTTGATATCTGTACATTTTTCTTACCCATCAATACGATCCTCCTCCTGTTGCCACCATTTCCTCCTCATCGAAGTATTCAAAATTGCCCACGGCGAAGTAACGGACATTATCGACCATATCTTTAGCCGCGTGTTTGAGGTCACCAACCTGATACTCCTGCATACAGGCCACCAGGTTCTGACATTCATCCGAAATCATCAGCTTCGGGTGATTATCAAATCCCATCTCCCGACTCCTATCCCATGCCAGCAGGTTATTGATCGCCTGCAAACCTGTCTCAATGTCCAAAGCTTCTGCCGGCTGTACCACAATGTCCTCATCCGCCAAATCATCGATAATGTTGGAAGATCCTTCCGACTTCTGATAGCTCGCCGCCCCCAACCTCGGGTCGATTATCCGCTCAACATAACGATCACCCTCCATCTGCCGGATGATTTCCGCATAATCCTTTAACCCGAAACCATTAGGCTGTGCCGCTTCCCCTGCACTCACCTTATCCCCCTTTGTCAGATCAATCCATCCTCCCCAGGTGTCAAAATCAGGAAACTCCTTAACCGCCCAGGCGACTCCATGAGGATCAATCCCGAATAAAACCATCGTCCAAGGCTTTGCCCCAGCAGGGTCTATCGAAAGTACCCACGAGGCATCTGCATCCTCCTTTAAAACAGGAATATCCTTAGCCTGCACGATGTTCTTGTCGGAAAAAGCCGGAAACACAGTCTTTGACGCTTTAACAGGCACTCCATAGGCCCTGCAAAGGATTGTTTCCCTCTTTTCTCCCTCCAGTTGTGTCTTCATGGCTGACCAACCGCCAAACGGATTGGCCGCCGTATGGAAGTAAACGACACTCGAGGCTTTCCGTAAGGGCTGTTGGATTAGGGGAACCTCTTCACCGTCCAAAAGATCCGCTTTTGCCGACTCTACTGTCTTTGCTCCCGTAAGCATCGACTTCACTACCGAGTTCCACCCGTCCACAGCCGTGAAGCTGATGATACCCTTACTATTCCGAGTTACAGTTCTGAATCGAAGAGTCTCCACCCAGGGCATCGGTACAAGCTCATCTGCCCAATAGCCGATATTATGAGTTCCGTTGATGGGTTCCTGCGGACAACCGATTTCTCCACCCTCAATCGTGCTAATATCCTGCGACCAATTACGAAAAATACACTCAGAGCGATTAGGCAAAGTGAACTTGCCGGCAGTAAACCCATTTCTGAGGGAATACATGACATATCCGACCTTACCTCTACCTAACGATTTTAACTCCTTGGGCAGGTACTTAAATATTAGCTTCTGCTGGAACTGAATACTGTTGGCCGATGTCTCCGTAAGACACCATATGATCGTTCCTGGGTTCTCGACTAGACACTGAACTACCCGCTTCGCACAAAGCTCGGACTTCCCCGCACGATTGCCTCCCATAAGGAGAATCTCTTGGTGCGATTTTAACTCTCTATCCGCTAACTTCCATGTTTCCAGTTCAAAGCCACATCTGTAAGGGTCATCCTTTTCATCTTTAATAGCCTGTTCCCTGGTCTCCCAATACGCCAAAATCGATTCAGGAGTCATCCGCAGGAGTTCCGATTTACTGAGGGGCGGGAGAGCGGGATGGGGTGTCCATTCGAGTGGCATATGTCCATGTTAGCAGATGGAGCGGGTGGGCGGACATCGGGTTGGCAATTTGTCAGAATTTTTTTATGGGACATAATCGGTCGCGGTGGCCGGCAGACCGCTCAACCTGACCCCCTCCCCCCCTGTCTGTTTGTCAGGATCATAATATTTTTTATAGTGCGAAATGTGGTGTTTTTTGCGTAAGTCGCTGATATATATATGTATCCGTAACAAAACTAGATTTTTACGAGTTACGCATAATAAGGATTATGTCTAATTGTACTTGCCAAATACCTTATTGATAATTCATTCTCAAATTGCTACACCGATTGATTTTATGCCTACAAAGCGACCAAGAAAGGTAGAATATGCCGAGAATCTACCAGCTAACCTAAAGACCGAAGAAGTCTGCCCAGGTGTATTTACTGGCCAACAGCTTTACGATAAGCGACCAAAGGACTACGCCAAAGTAGTTACGATGTTGGCACAGGGTGCAACGATTACATCGATCACTAAAGCCTGTAAAGTTTCAGCCCATACGATTGCCGTTGTCAAATCTAGGGAACAGGAAGCCCTGAAGGACTCTAAAAAGCACTTGAGAGGCTTAATTGGCACTGCGACTCATCTTGCCGTTGAAAAGCTCATAACGAAGCTACAGGACGATGAGATACCAAACGGAGTCCTGCCAATCGCCACAGGCATATTAATCGACAAGCACAGACAATATGAAGGCGAGCCTACCCAAACCATCGAGGTAAAGAAATCTCTGAGCCTGGACGAGATCCGAGCCGAGCTTGCCAACCTGAAAGATGAAAAGGTGGTCGATGCTGAAGTTTCGGATGTACAATCTTAATTTTTTTCATCCCCTAGCCTACTAACTATTAGGCACTTACAAGATTCGTAGAAATAAATGTAAAATATATCTTGCTTTTCTGTACAGGTAAGCTAGATTAAGGGTATGAATAACGCATTAAAACGATTCGATTCCACAGTAGGAACTGTAACCACTAAAGAAAAAGCTCAAGAAATTGCAGACGCTTGGCGTAATCCAAAACTTGGCTTTCATACGCAAGTCATCAGAAAAAACTTCGGGTACATTTGCCGACTTGTCATTAACGCATGAACTTCAACCACTCATTCGTTCCCCTCAAGCTCGCTGAAGCTCAAGCCTTTGTGGCCGAGCATCATCGGCACTCCAAACCTTTAAAGCGACATCGGTTCAGTATCGGAGTAAAAACCGAGTTAGGTATCAAGGGCATAGCCACAGTCGATAACTGCTCCAGTTCGTGGGCTAACCGGCATGACCACATGGAAATCCGCAGAGTCTGCACCGATGGAACTAAGAACCTAGCATCCTTTTTACTCGGTAAAGCATCTATGGCTTGTTTTTGCATGGGTGCTAGAGTCGTATTTACCTATACAAAGCCCTACGAGGCTTGTAGTAGCCTTTTAGCCGATAATTGGGACATTGATGGGGTCAGCCATAGAAAAGGCCATATGCCCCTCATACGATGGATGAAAGAATCTCCTTGGGATAGAAAGATTGAGGGCGAAGTGGTTAATATGGTAACTGGCAAAAGAACTCCTCGCGATCAGCACCGCAAAAATAAAACCAACCGAATGCTTAAAACTTTACGAGCATGGCAAGAAAAGTATAAGGATGCCGCATGACCGATAAAAAACAATGGGGCGGTAAGCGTCCAAACCAAACCGGCCGACCGCCTGCCCGACCTGGGGTTCGCCGTGTCGGATTCCATTGCATGGTTGATCCGGCAACCCGCGACCTCATCAAGCAGATTG